AACATCTGTACGCCAGAAAAGTTTCTCCCCGCATACGCCCTTGCCAAAATCAGCCGGTACGCGCAGATCTGTAACAAGGACCGAGGGCAATCTAAATTCCTTCTCGGCTGGATCAATCGTACCCTGCAAGGACTCAAGTAATGGATTTGATTGGAATAGGATCAATAATTGAAGGCGTGGGTAAGGTTGCCGGTGACCTCATTACCACCGATAAAGAGAAACTCCAGATGGCGCTCGAAGAGCGCAAACTCGATCTGGAGGAAAAGAAAATTGATCAAGCCACTGATTTGGCACAAGTGGATATCAATAAGATTGAAGCTGCGTCTACTAGCCTATTTGTCAGCGGTTGGCGTCCTGCTGTGGGTTGGGTTGGGGTGGTTGGCTTGGCTTATCAATTCCTTGGATACCCTTTGATGCAATGGCTGTGGGCTTTTGGTCAGGGGGTGGATATAATCCCAAAAGAACTGCACCCGCCGCCGGATCTTGACGTTGAGCAACTTATGACGTTGCTTGCCGGTTTGCTTGGGTTTGGCGGCATGAGGTCGTTTGAAAAGCACAAGGGTGTAGCGAGCAAATAATGGCCCTAACCAAAATTTTGTTCAAGCCCGGAGTGAACCGGGAAAACACGCGGTATACAACTGAAGGCGGTTGGTACGAGTGTGACAAAATTCGTTTTCGCCAAGGTAACCCTGAAGTTATTGGCGGTTGGCAGCAAATTTCTAACAATACGTTTGTTGGTACCTGCCGCTCAATGTGGAACTGGACAACACTTAACAACCTTAACTTATTAGCGTTAGGTACAAATCTAAAGTTTTACATTGAGAACGGGGGCGCGTATTACGACATTACCCCGATTCGCGCTACCACTACGCTAGGTACTAACCCATTTACAGCCAACGGCACTACGACCGTCACAGTTACCGCCCCATCTCACGGTGCAACTGTTGGGGATTACGTTACTTTTAGTGGCGCTACGGGTACGTACGCATCTACATTAAACGCTGAATACCGTATTACCGCAGTTTTAACTGCTAACTCCTATAGCATCACAACATCTTCCGCTTTAACTGCGGGCTCTTATGGTGGTTCGGCAGTATCCGCAGCGTACCAAATTAGTATCGGCCCTGAATACCAACAACCATTAAATGGTTGGGGCGCTGGTGGATGGGGTGCTGGTACGTGGGGTAATGGTAGCCCTAATCCCATAGCGCTTCGTATTTGGAGCCAAAACAATTTTGGTCAAGACCTTGTATTTGGACCTCGTATTGGGGCTATTTATTATTGGCAAGCAAGCAACGGATTAACTACTCGCGGGGTGTTATTAAATACTCTGGGCGGGACAGTGACTTTTACCGCCGCTTCCCCTGCGGTAGTTACGCTAACTAGTGTTTTATCAGAAGGCACTGCCGTTCAGTTTGCTGCGTCAGGGTCCCTACCCTCTGGCATTTCTGCGGGTACGACGTATTATTTATTTAACGTAAATGGGCTCACTGCTAACTTACTTACTACTGGTGGCGCACAAGTAAATACCGCAACGACAGGGTCTGGTGTATATATTTCGCTATTGGTAGACGTCCCAACGGTCCAAAACTATTTATTTGTGTCGGACACAAGCCGGTTTGTGTTTGCGTTCGGTTGCAATGATTACGGGTCGGCTACGCAAAACCCAATGCTAGTGCGGTGGTCAGATCAAAACAACGTACTAGAATGGACCCCAGATGCCACAAACCAAGCCGGTAGCGTGCAGCTATCTCACGGATCACAAATTATTACTGCGGTCCAGACTCGACAAGAAATTGTAGTTTTTACAGACTCCACAGTATATTCGTTCCAATATCTTGGGCCTCCGGTTGTCTGGGGTACTCAATTATTGGGCGATAACATATCCATCTTAAGCCAGAACTCAGCAATAATTGCCTCTGGTGTTATTTATTGGATGGGCGTAGATAAGTTCTACATGTATGACGGGCGCGTGCAAACACTTAGTTGCGACCTACGGCGGTTTATATTTTCGGATATTAACTTGGGGCAAGGGCAACAAGTATTTGCGGGTACCAGCGAAGGCTTTAACGAAGTTTGGTGGTTTTACTGTTCCGCCGACTCCAACACAATTAATAGGTATGTGATATACAACTACTTAGAAAAAGTTTGGTACTACGGCACGATGGCACGTACTGCTTGGAATGATTCTGGATTGCGAACCTACCCACAAGCAGCTACTTATTCACAAAATATTGTGAATCACGAATTTGGAATAAATGACAATACAACAAATACTACAGCGCCCATAAACGCCTACATATCATCGTCTGAGTTTGACATTGGTGACGGGCATAATTTTGGTTATGTTTGGCGCGTACTGCCCGATCTGACGTTTGATAATTCAACCAATTCGGACACAGGGGCTGCCCCACAAGTAACTATGTCCTTGTACCCTATGGCTAACTCTGGCTCAGGTGCAGGGGATCCCGGTGTTGACTACGTTAATAAAATAGCCGCCTACAATATTACTGAAGAATTTACTGGGATTGTGTACACCCGAGTACGGGGCCGACAGCTAATTTTAAAGGTTGGATCTAATCAAATTAATACTACTTGGCAGCTAGGCGCACCACGAATTGATATTCGTCAGGATGGTAGAAGATGACTTATGTTGTCACAACAGATAGCGCCTTTGAAAAAGTTGCTTCACCTAATCTTCCATTAGCGCCAGACCAATGGGGTCGGCAGTACCAAGATCAATTTAGCAATATATTGCGTTTGTATTTTAACCGACTAGATAAATTTTTAGGTCAGCTAAACGCTAGTGCTCCTGTGCTTGTTGCCGATTTGCCGAGTGCATCTGTTGTTGGAGCAGGATCAAGATTGTTTGTAACTGATTCTTCTGTGTCTACATTTGGATCTACGGTGGCCGGTGGAGGGTCAACTAAAGTGCCTGTGTATTCAGATGGCACAAATTGGAAAGTAGGTTAATTATGAGGGCTTATGACGAGTTGTTTAACGGTGAAATGACCGAAGATGATGGTCTTCTGTCTGCAAGGCAGGAAGCCGCAGCCGCGCAACAAAAACGTAATCAGGAAGCTACCGCCGCAAAAGAAGCCGCTTTAAAGCCCTTGCTAGCGGAACTTGGTGGAGATAACCCCCGAGCTAGAGCCATTGCTGAAGGTCTTCAAAAGCAAGGCATTAACAGTACAAAAGACATTGGCGTAAGGAAAGTTACTGTCCCCGGTGCAGTTTCAGGGTCGGACGAATCGTTCTATCAGGCTCCAGACACGATTGAAAACGCATACTTTAACAAAGCTACTGGCGAGGACATTGACCCTAATCGTGTTGGCATCATTCAAAACGGCACGGGGGGACTCAAGGGCGGCGACATCTTTTTTCATTTAAACGCTGACGACAATGGCAACGTTAGTTTTCAACCGCAGTGGAGTCCACGCGCTCACGGGTTTCTAAGAGATAACCCAATCGGCCAAGCCATTATGGCTCTTGGGGCGCTTATTCCATCCCCAATCCAGCCTTTTGTTATGGCTGCCAAAGGGGCGGACACCTTAGCCCACGCTAGTACTCCTCTTGGTTATTTAAGTGGTTTGGCTAGTTTGGCGGGCGCTGGGCTTACTGGCGCTGGACTTATAGGTGGTCCAGATATTGTTGGGTCTGATTGGGCTGCGGGTGCCCCAACTACAGGTTTTGGAAATGCCACACTCCCTATAGATGTTACGGCTGGATCTTATTTATCCACGTTAAAAGACGTTGCTAATGGGCTAAAGAACGCCGTTACTGGCGCAAATGTAGTTAACGCAGTTGATAAAGGGAATTTAACGGGGGCGGTAAATGCTCTCACTTCCAACTCTAATCTTGCTGGGGGCCTTGGTAGTACTCCTATTGGTGGTACTGGGTTTAATCTTGGAGATGTTGGCACTGCTGCATCGTTAGCATCAAACTTAGCTTCTGGGAACCCCAACATTGGTGCTGCGCTTGGCTCGGCGGGGTCGTTAGCAGGTAACCAAGATTTAAGCACGCTCGGTAAAGCGGTTTCACTCGGCCAAGGTATTATGTCGGGCAACCCGATTAGCGCACTTAACTCAATGGTTGGCTTGGGTAAGTTGGGCAGTACTGGGTTTGATTCGACTACTGCGCCAATTGATGACCGGTCAACCTCAGATACTCAGTTCGACACTAGTGCTTTTAATTCAAGCTTTCAGCAACCGGTTAGCCCGGACTTATCTTCAGTAAACGTTTCGGGAACTAATACGGACTTAGGCGCAGTAAATGCGGTAGGAGGAAACAACATGGATGATTACGAAATAGAGCAGTACCTACAGAGCATACCTAGTGGGTACTCTGATATTGGCCTTGGCGGGTATGATTTTAACAGCTCAGACCTAAGTAACTACATTAGTAGTTTAGATCTTGGAGGGCTCGGCTCAAAGGGTGGGGTTACGCTACCTAATGCAGACGGCACTATGCCGGAAGGTGCATTTACATCCGCAGACCAAGAGCGACTAAATGAAATCGTCGCCCAACAATATGCTGAACAGCAGCCTCCACCAGCAGCAGAGACAAGCGCGGTATCTCCCCCCTCAGTAATTTCAGAGGTAGACCCAGTTAAATACCTTCAAGATATACCTAGTGGGTATTCTGATATTGATCTTACTCCGTCTTCCGGACTTGATTCCTCGTTGGGGGATACTCCTGACAGACCCACTGGGGTTGGGCCACTTGCTGTTTGGAGCCCTACGACTGGAATGTGGGAAGAAAGGGATGATGCTGGTAACGTCCTTAAATATACTCGAAGCGGCACTTTGCTCACTGACCGAGGGACTGGTCCGGGGTTTGATGCTAGCGGAAAACCAATTGCGGGAACCCCCCAAAAATTAACTACTCCAACCAAAGCCACAGCCCCAGCTAAAACAGCAACTACACCCGCCAAAACTGCTGCTGGTGCTCCGTCTAATCAGCCACAGGGAACTGGTTTAGGGTCGCTTCTTCCGTTGTTGTTAATGATGTACGCAGCTAACCAAAGTAAAGGTAGTAGTGCTCCCGCTTCTTCGGCCACTATCCCAGCTTTGACGGCAACGCAAACACAAACGCCTTATACTTCGCAAACACAATCCCCTACATATCGTCCGGGTCAGGGTGGAATTAGTTACTTTAATCCTGTACAGTACACACCTAAGATGGCTGCTGGTGGTATTGCTGGGCTTGGTGCAGCAAGTGGGCGGTTTTTAAAAGGCGCGGGGGATGGCGTATCTGACTCAATCCCAGCTACAATTGGATCTAACCAACCAGCTAGATTAGCTCGTGGGGAGTTTGTCGTAGACGCTCGAACTGTATCGGAGTTAGGCAATGGATCTAGCGAAGCTGGTGCGGATAAACT